GTTGTTTCTTGGCTATGTTTAATGGCTTTGTTTTGTACGACACCAGCGCGTGACCCTTGCGACATATCCGCCATACCCTTACGCATATATGCGCTACCTTGCGCAATAGTGGCGTGTAGGTAATACATATTAGATGTATAAGCATCTGTATCTTCTAGGTATCTATGCTCAACTGTTACTGCGCCTATCTCGACCAGCTCTTCTAATGCACGCTGAACTGTCCTAACGCTACAGTACATATTCTTGGCTAGATAGTTTTGTGATGGATAACACGCGTTAGTTTTCTCATCAGCTCGCCTTCTTAGTATGCAATACAATCTTATAGCATTAGCACTTACTGGTGCAAACAATATTGATTCTGGAAGTATTGCAAAATACTCTGAAGCTTCGATACGCTTTTTCATATTGCCAGCGCCTTCTGCTCGCCATCTTTTACTGGTTTACTTATTAATCTAAAAGACCATTTTTTATCTTTATGATTCTTTGGTTCGATAGTTTCTATATCCCACCCTTCATCTCTTAGATTGTAAATTAATGCGCCATATCTTTTGATTCTTAAATCATAAGTGAACTCATCTCCAGTAACTTCTTTAAAAGTTGTAAAAGCCCATTTAACTTTGTCTAGTTGACTGACCTTCTTATAAGCCGAAGATGTCGGCACTATTTGTCCACGAAATGTTATCATTTTTTACCATCCTTAGTTGTTAATAGTTTTGTATTTATCTGTGTTGATTATAGTTTCTTTTTTCCATAATGGTTTGTTACCTAAAACGTAATCTGGTTCTGGTAAGAATCCATTACCATTCTTAGTTCTTTGAATCCAAACATAAACTGTTCTCAATTTAACATTGAATATGTCTGCGATATCTTTACACGTTAAGAAATCCATAATTTACCACCGCCTTTCATTGGATTATTTTTATTATAACAAGTGTTGCATATAATGCTACATTGTCTATAATTTAATACATGACATTAGAAGATATAAAAAAGAATCTAAATGCTATCGCAAATAGCATGATGGAGAATCCAAAAAAACAAGTAGATAGCAGCGTAGTTTTATTATTAACAATCGCCAGCACTCTTGTTTTAATGATGGATGAATTAATTAAAAAAGAGGATGGTAAAGATGAATCAAAAGCAGTATCAGAAGAAGAGTAGTTTTTTAGATAACTACGTTAAGGTTGATGACCTTATAAAACAAATGAATGAAAAATATCCAGAAGGTCGTTTAGTATCACAAATAGTTGATGTATCAAGCGACTATGTTATTTTTAGAACTGAATTTTATGAGAATGCAGAAACAAACATAATTAAATGTACTGGACACGCTAGACAAAATAAAGATGACCATAATAGTTGGTTTGAAAAATGCGAACAGAAATCTCGTGGTCGTTGTCTTAGAGTTCTTTTAGGTTCAGAAGTAACCTATGAAGAAATGCAAGATGTACCAGAAGAAGATTTAAAGACTCATACGCAAGCAAGCAGCAGCACTAACAATGTTTCTGATGAAGCTGACTCAACGAAAACAATCCCTGTTTTACGTACTGATGACACGTTGAGTACCAATAAGGATGGCGCAGACAATGATGCAGTCAAAACCTTACAGAAGATTCAGAAACATGTTAGTGGAACTGACTTACTTAGATTGCTTAATGATTGTTTAGCTGAAGCTTATTTAAACCCAGTTAAAACTCTTGCAAGTGCAAAAGACTCAATTAACAATCTTGCAGATGCAGATGTTCTTGAATTAAATAGAATACTCATGCGTAAAGAAATGAGTTATACTTCATAAATAATCCTTGTTGGGTTTTCCTAAAGACTACCATCCTTAGACACCCAACAATCAGTTGGACTAGCAATAGCTCAACAATAAGAAAGACCGCCATAATGGCGGTTTTTCTTTTTATATTGTACCCCTACAATATGATTTCACGTACGCGTGTCCTTCACAATCTATTACTTTCGTAACACTCGTTCAGTACCAAAATAAAGATAGAAAGTTTTACTTTCTTTTATTATTTCGACCAGCGCTTTACTGGCTTAGTATGAGTATAACAAAATTTTTTTTTATTGTAAATTGATAGTTTAGTTGTACACCCATCAATGGCGCATAGTCTTTCATCGTAATTCTTTTTAGGTTTACGACCTTTTACACCACGCCTGCGTGCATACAATTCATTTATCCTTTGGGTATATTATTGCCTAAACTATTTGGTGCATCTTCAATTACGTTTTGTAAGAACGAAATTAAAGCTGATAAGCCACCTATAAAAGCTGCATAGAGTATTTCGGATTCGTTGTTTAACATTAAGTTACCAGCAAGTCCGCCTAAGAACCCTTGTACAAAAGTTCTTGCTGCTCTAATAGCTGCATTTTTCCAATAGACCATTATTTTTTCTCCTTTAGTCCTAATCTGACCGCTGGATATTCAACTGTTGTCCATCCTTTTTCTGGATGCACAAACATTAATCGCTGGGTCGGTTTACCTTGTGCCGCTAGATTCTCTAACGCATAATGGTTTGAACTCTCTGTACTGCCGCTACAACGTACTGTTATACCATTATATTCTTGTTGATAAATCTGATGCCAATGACCAAAAGCTACATCTTTAAAGTCTGGCATTTGTCCATCCATTGCCGCTGCCTTCCATCCCAATACCTTTTTACGAACTCCATAAAATGGTATTCCTAAAGAACCTCGAATCTGGTCGCCATGTATAAGTAAAGAACTATAGTTGCCGATTCTATCTACTGCGAACCACCCTCTGTCGCCATCTGTGCCTTCGGGTATATCCCAAGTAATTCTTTTTTCATCTGCAAGTATTAGTCTTACTGTTTCGTAAAGAAATCTATCTCCATTATCTTCGTGATGATGTTGACCGAATCTTCCTAATCTACCATGATTACCAATAACACCGACAAAATGTACTTCTTCAAAATTAGCTAACATAACTCTTAAAAAGTCTGCCATCATAGTCGCGCCATTTTTAAATATTTGTCTATACAATCCAGAATCAACTAGCCATTGTTGACCAGCGAATATATCTGTACCTTCTATAATGTCGCCTAAAGCCCAGATATGTATTTTCTTAACTGGATGTGAAGCTCTTTGTATGTTTGTAAGTTCTACAACTTTTTCTGCAAACTCTGCTACACGACCAGCTGCTATTTCTGTATTGTAACTTTTAGTAATTTTACCTAACTGCCAGTCCGACAAAACTGCTACTGCAACTTCCTCGCCTTTTTTTCTGGTGTCTTTTTTAGGTGCTTTTACTTTAGGTATATCAATATCAGCTATTGCATCTTTGACTGCATTAGTAACTGCAAGTTCTAAAGTTGCGGTCTTATCTCTCTCTTTATCAAGTTGTTGATGCAATCGTGATATAGTTTTTTTAAGTTCTTCGACTTTTAAATTTTGTTCAGCTTCTACTACGAAATCATCAAGCGACATTTTGACCTTCTAATCTTTCGACAATCAAGTCAAATATATATCTTTGTGAATATGTCCACCCATTTTCTTTTTTGAGATATTCACATAATGTTCTAATTGCAACATTAGGATTTGCTTTTTTATAATCTACAACTGCTTGTAGTTGTTTTGCGCCTTCTGGAGTTTTCCAGATTACTTCAGATTCTTTAGCTTTTACAAAATCATCTAAAGAATTTTGTATTTCTTTCTGACCTTTGACCATTTTTTTACCGCCTTTTTAGGTTGCTTCCATTTTGGTTTATCACTATGAATCCACTCATACATCGGAGTTCCGCAACATTGAGTCGGTTTGTGGTCTTTATGTCCAGTTACCATAATCTTTTTGTTATAGCGTTCTTCCATAATATCTACTAAACGTTCTAATGCTTTTTTAGCATTAGCGTTTGGGTAATCTGTTATTCCACCTAGCCATACAACACTTACAAATGTTTTGTTTATTTGTGTTTTACCGCTATGTGCTGAATACTTACCAAAACCTCGCAGTTCGATAATTTCATCAGATACATTAGATATAGCAAAAGAATAACCTATGTCATCCCATTTGTTTCTACCCATGTGGTCTTTTTGAATTGCTTTAAGGTAACTAAATACATCATCTATGTCTTTCATAGATGGTGTTACCGCAGCGCCTGTATAGTGGACTGTTAGTCCTTTAACATACGACTCATTAATTGATGTGCTTTTTTTAGGGTCTAAAAGACCTGCACGTTCTCTACTAATGATGTCATACATTACTCATAATGATACCAGATGTAGTGTAAGTTTCTAGTTTATGTACTAAATATTGTGTGTTACCACTTAACTTTATTTGCCCAATAAGCAGCTGACATTTTACCTTTTTTAATGTTCTTCTCATGTCTAGCTTTAAATGATGCTTTTCTAGCTTTTTGCGCTTTAGATGATGGACTTTTACCTGCGCCTTTTACACCTTGTTGCCCAAATCTAATTAACTTGTACTGACTACCCTCTTTAGCCATTACAACATGTGATTTTGTTTTATGACTTGGTGTTCTCTTAGGTTTATTGACACCTTTGAGATTATTCTTTTTCATTTGTGCTTTTACTTGGTCTGGTGTTGCCATATTGTTACCTTAATATAATTTAAGTAAAGTCCAAACATTTGTGACATATATCTGAATCTATGTCATTCCAGAATGGTTCTAAGCAGTTTTCACAATACTTAGTAAATATTTCACCCATTTAACTTAAATAACAATTCAGTAAAGTTACTCTCTAACATGTCTAGTTCGCTATTCATTTCTATGACCATAGCATCACATGCTCTTTGATTTGATTTAATTTCTTCTATTGAATTAAAGACCCATCCAAAAGCGCCTATCATCGCCGATAAAATAATAGGTGCTAAAGTCTTGGTATCTATCTTTAGCGTTGCCAATTTGTTCTCCTACATTAAAACGTTTACAAGTGTTGCGATGGATATTCCCGCGATTATCCATCCATATATCTCCGCTCTAGTAGGTCTTGTATTTATATCTTTTTGAAGCTCATCTAGTTTATTAAAAATCTTTTCTATATCCATCATAATCTTTGCAGTCATTTCTTTTTGTGTGTAATTTGGGTCTGAATTATTCATTGTCGTTACAATGCTCACTTCCATGTTTGCAGTTGCAAATCTGGACAGTTGAACCATCTTCTTTTACATCACTAAAGCACATTAGTTTTTACCGCCGCCTAATGGGCATGTGCTACACATTCCTGTACATAAACCGCATATCATGGTAAATCATCCTTTTTTAAATTCTCTAAATCAATATAGTCGTAATCCGACCAGTAATAAGCTTTACTATAATAATTACGATTTTCCCAGTCGTAATCATTTATTCTTTTAATAAGTTTATAAGCTTCTTTAAAAAAATAACCTAATAAAAACCCGATTAAATAATCCATGATGAGGATTATAACACTAATTGTAAAAAACTATTAGCTTGGTTTTGGATTGTCTGATTTAACTGTAGCTATGTGGTCTTTCCAAACAGTAGTACCATTTACTGCATCCCAGTATTGCATATCTAACTGGTCAGCAATAGAACCATAAGCT